ATTATGAAGCATAACTGATAAAATAGTTTGATCCACTTTACGGATTTTTTCATTTTGATTTAAGTTGACCCCCATTCTCAACAAGTGGGGGTTTTTTTTGCTATAAATTTGGAAAGTATGTATGAAGTGTGTATATTTGATGTATAATAAATAAAACAAAATGACAAAACAAGAAACAAAAGAGTTAATACAATCAATAAATAAAACAGAAAAACTAAGAAGTAAATACGATTATAATAGTAAAACTGTTTTTAATAAAGTTAGTATTAATAAGTTTGAGCAAGATTTAGTAAGCTGTAATTTTGATGCAGTTGTAGAAAAAAAAGCTCATTACGAGGAAAACGTAAAAATGTATTTGTATTACTGCGAGGGTGTACATATAGCAACTTATACTAAAAAAAATAAAAGCGGCTGGTTTGCAAAACCTATAAAAACTGTTAGCCATGCCTAAAACAATGTACACTATACGGATAGATACTGAGCTATTAGAAAAGCTTAAAGTAAAAGCAAAGGCGCAAAACCGTAGCTTTAATAATTATATAGAAACTGCCTTGCAGAACCATAACGATATTAATTTAGATGTAAGGAGTAATAACTGTGCTTATTTAGAGTTTGGAAAAGAAACTTACTATATTGATAACTCAACTGGCGAGCATATTTTAGAGCATTGGCCTACTAAAGAAACTGGAAATGGATAATTATATAGAATTAGATAAACCCGTTGGCCCTATTGGTTGTAAAAAGTGTGGGGAGGGTTTTACTTTAAAAGCTGCCGACCACCTAGGGGAAAACCCACAGGGCATTGCCTGGGGCTGCCCAAATTGTAAAGAGCATATCTATACAGGAAAAAAAGATTACTGCGTAAACTGCGGCTCTAAATTAGGAATAGATTGTGGGGAGGCAGAGCCAGATTATAATAACCATATTTGTAGCGTAGGCTGTTACGAGGAGTTAGCTTTTAAAATATATAATTAATAAAACTATGGAGGAAAACAAATACGAACACTTAAATAAAAAACAGCTCATTAATTTATTAATTAATTTAAGAAAAGAAAATAAGATGCTGCACAATGCTAGAGCAAAAGCTTTAAAAGAGGCTGAGGAGGCAGAGAAACAATTTGAGAAAAAATTAAAAGAACTTATAGATAATCTCTAAAAATTGCATTATTGTTAGAAAAAGGCTCTAAACCTTAATAAACTAACATTTACAAAGCATTTATTATTTCTAGCTTTGTTTAGTCTAGTTAGCCATATTTATTATGGCTACAAAAATAAAACTAATAAATAAAGGCCTATCCGATTTAAAAAGGTTAGCAGTTACACACTTTCACAGGTTTATTAGAAACCGTGATAAAGGTAAGCCGTGCATCTCTTGCGGTAACCAAACCACTTTACAGGCAGGACATTTTTACTCTGCGGGCCAAAACCCTGTAGTACGCTTTAACGAGGATAACGTGAATGGGCAGTGCCTTTACTGTAATTTTCACTTACACGGCAATTTAATACCATACCAGCAAAACCTTATAGAAAAAATAGGCCTTGAAAGGTTTGAGGCATTAGCCTTTAAAGTTAAGCTCTCTAAGCAAACAGGGTATAAATGGGATAGGTATTTTTTAGTAGAAGTAATAGAAAAATACAGGGCTTTAAATAAAAAAGGATGAACAAAAAAAAGGCATTTGAGTATTTAGCAAGTATGTACGATGAGGTGGCAGATTTTGTTTACCAAATAGAGAACAAGTATTTCCAAAAAAAAGGCTGTTACCATAAAGATGTTACACAGGATTTGTATTTAAAAATGTACACAGAGCTAGAAAAATTAGAGGAAAAACCTGGTGCAGTAGCAAAATTTGTAGACCGATTTTACAATGGTAAAACGTTTAATTTATATAAAGTGGTTAGAAATATGTACATCGATTTATTACGCAAAGAAAAAAAATACGTGCCTTTTGATGAGACTACTTTAAGCAATAGAGAGAGAGAGAGGCTTATAGAAAAAGCTGCGGAGTTAAATATAAAAGAGGTAAAAAGTATTGAGGATGAAGTAGATGATTATGTAGATACCTTTTTTTGGTTTGACCGTGATTTATTTAACCTGTACAGATACGAGTTTAAAACGCACGCCGCCAATATGTCTAAAAAAACAAAACTATCAGAGTCAACAATATACAGAACAGTAAAAAGGTGTAAGGTTAAAATTAATCAAAAGCTTAAAAAACAATATTATGAAAAGTAGAGGTCTTGGCGATGATATAGCTAAAATAACAAAAGCCACAGGTATAAAGGCTGTAGTAGATAAAATAGCTGAGGTAACTAAAACCGACTGCGGCTGTGATAAACGCCAGGAAACTTTAAACCGATGGTTTCCAAAACGTGGTAGCTTAACCCAGGATGAGCATAGTTTTTTAGATATGTTTTTTGCTACCTATAACGGTAACAGCTTAAAAAGCACTGAGGAAAGGGATATGTTATATGTTATTTATAACAGGGTAAATAAAACTAAAGAGGAGGTTACAAGCTGCCCGCCATGCCTTAAAAGAATAATAGACAATTTAAGAGTAAAATATAATGAGTACTAAAAGGCTTGAGAAAATATACAAGCTAAAGAAGCACCCAGATAACCCCAGGGTAATAAAGGATGTAAAATTTAGCAAGCTTGTAAAATCAATAAAGGAGTTTCCCGAGATGCTAGAAAAACGCCCTTTAGTGGTTACCAAAGATTTAACAGTGCTAGGGGGTAACATGAGGCTAAGGGCTGCGCAAGATGCTGGGCTTAAAGAGATATGGATAGATGAGACTAACTGGGATGAGGATAAACAGAGAGAGTTTATTATAAAAGATAACTCTGGCTTTGGCGAATGGGATTGGGATGAGTTAGCTAATAGTTGGGAGGTTGAAGATTTAAATAACTGGGGGGTAGATTTGCCGCCGATGTTTAATGAGGAAAAAGAAGTGCGTAACCCACTTACTGAGACTTTCGCCGTGCCACCGTTTACAATATTAGATACTAGGCAGGGGTATTGGAAAGATAGAAAAGAGAGCTGGAAAGAGATAATAAATGATAATGGCGAGAGTAGAGAGAAAGTACTAAGTAAATCAGATAATATAATGTCTGGTATAAACTCTGGTACAAGTATACTAGACCCTGTTTTGGCAGAAATAGCTAACCTGTGGTTTGGCTTAGAGAAAAGTAAAACGTTTGACTGTTTTTCTGGCGGTTCTTTTGGGTTTGTAAGTGATTATTTAGGTAACACTTTTACTGGTATTGAGTTAAGAAAGGAGCAAGTAGAATTAAATAACGCAAGGCTACAAAACAAACGCAGTAAGTATATCTGTGATGATGGGCAAAATGTATTAAAACATATTAAAGAAAATAGCCAGGATTTATTATTTAGCTGCCCGCCTTATTTTGATTTAGAGGTGTACTCTAAGCTAGAGAACGATGCTAGTAACCAGGGTAGCTATAAAGAGTTTTTAGAAATTATAAATAATGGTTTTAGTAATGCTGTAAAATGCCTAAAAAATAACCGCTTTGCTTTTATTGTTGTAGGGGATGTAAGAGATAAAAAAGGGGGGTATTATGGTTTTCCAGATGATGTAAAACAAATATTTAAAAGCTCTGGTATGGTATTGTATAACGAGATGGTTTTAGTTGAAACTTTAGGTACGTTGCCGCAGCGAGTGAGGCGGTGGATGCATAATAGAAAAGTAGGCAAATGCCACCAAAACGTATTAGTATTTTACAAAGGAGATACTAAAGAGATTAAAAACATATACCCAAAACTGGAGATTAATACAGAAGAAAGCCAATGGATTGGGAATTAAGTATAGGGCTGTATTTAGGAATGGTAATAGGTTTTAGGCATTACCCGCAAAGTAACTGTACTGATTATGTTTTGTATGTACCCTTTGTAGATATATGCCTTACGGTTTACGATGAAGTATAATAATGATTTTAAATATGATTTAAAGGTAGGCAACCTGGCTGAAAAAGAGTTAGGCGAATTATTACAAAACGGCCATAAAATAGAGGTTAAAAAAGATTTACAGGCCCACAGTACAGGTAATGTATTTGTAGAGTATGAAAGTAGAAATAAGCCCTCTGGGATTGCAACCTCATTAGCAGAGTGGTACGCTTTTTATTTAGAGCCACAAATAGTATTTATAAAAACAGAGGCCTTAAAAATAAAGTGTAGAAAATATTTAGGAGATAAAAGAGATATAGCGGGGGGAGATAGTAACACCTCTAAGGGTATTTTATTGCCTCTAAATGAATTAATAAAAAAGTAAATACAGCACAAATACAGCACGGATATGGCAAAAGATGATATAAAGAAACACCAATTTAAAAAAGGGCAATCTGGTAACCCAAATGGTAGGCCTAAAGGCGCACGTAATAGAAGTACAACGGCTAGAAAATGGCTTAACGTTTATGTAAATGCTGTTAACCCTATAACTCAAAAAGAGGAGGAGCTAAACCAAGAGGATTTAATATACTTGGCATTACTTAAAAAAGCACGCCAGGGCGATGTGGCAGCCTCTAAAGCGTTTTTAGACTCAGCTTATGGGCAACCTAAAGAGACTTTAGATGTTAACGCAGATGCGCCTAAAGTAGATTTTAGAAAGCTGTTTAATTTTAAAGATGACACAGGCGAGGTATAACCCAGAGTTTAGCGCTAAATACCGCAGCTTTTGGAATGATAGCCGCTACACTATTTTAACAGGTGGGCGAGGCTCTGGAAAATCCTTTTTTACTGGTATGTTTTTAATGGCCCTAATACATGAGGAGCCAGGGCATACTATTTTATTTACCCGTTATACTTTACGCTCAGCCAGCGTATCAATAATACCAGAGTTTAAAGAGAAGCTAGAGCTACTACAGCTACAGCACCTTTTTAAGATTACAAGAGATGAGATAGTGAACAGGGAGAACGGCAGTAAAATTATATTTAGGGGTATAAAAACCTCAAGCGGAGACCAAACGGCAAACCTTAAATCTCTACAAGGCGTTACCACCTGGGTAATGGAGGAGGCAGAGGAGATAGATGAAGAGAGTTTTGATAAAATAGATTTATCAGTACGTAGTAAAGAGAAACAAAACAGGGTAATATTATTATTAAACCCCTCCACAAAAGAGCATTTTATATATAAAAGGTTTTACGAGGAAAAGGCTGTACAGGCTGGTGCTAACATGACTAAGGGGGATGTAACGTATATACATACTACGTATAAGGATAATTATAAAAACCTCTCTAGTAGTTATATAGCACAGATTAATGATATGAGGGTAAGGCGGCCCGAAAGATACTCAGCTGTAATTGAGGGTAACTGGATAGAGAAAGCCGAGGGCGTAATATTTACTAACTGGAGGCTAGGCAAATTTAAAGAGGTAGGGCCAAGTGTGTACGGTGCAGATTTTGGGTTCTCTAATGATGAGAATACTTTAGTACAAACCTCTATAGATAAGGTAAATAAACTTATATATTTAAAACTGTGTTTTTACCTACCAGCATTAACTACCTCACAGCTTAGAGAGCTATATACTAAACACGCTGGGCAATCCTTAATTATCGCCGATAGCAGCGAGCCAAGGCTTATACACGAACTTAAAACTACCTGTAATATAATGCCTAGCATAAAAGGCCAGGGCAGTATTACCTACGGTATTGCTTTGCTGTTAGATTACGATTTAATTATAGATGATGGGGAGGGTAGCGCACCCCTAATAAAAGAGCTTAATAATTACAGCTGGCTAGAGAAGAAAAGCCAAACGCCGATAGATAAATTTAACCATGCGTTAGATGCAATACGCTATAGTATTAGCTACCAGCTTAAAAACCCTAACCAGGGCCAATACCATATAATGTAAAAAGCTAGACCGATTATAGAACCTTAATACGTTTTTACTATATAATATGAAAACACAGACTTTAAAAGTACCAAATAAGCTAAACGAGTTAACACTAGGCCAGTACCAGAAATTTAATAAGGTAATGGAAAGTGACTCAGATAGTGATTTTATACAGCGCAAAACAATAGAGATATTTTGTGGTGTAGATATGGCTGAGGTAGGTAATTATAAATACAGCTCTATTAGGCAGGTTGTAGCTGTAATTAATAAAATGTTTGAGGAAAAGCCTAGGCTAATAGATAGGTTTAATTATAACGGTAAACAGTATGGGTTTATACCTAAACTGGATGATATGAGCTTTGGCGAGTTTGTGGATTTAGATTTGTTAATGGGAGACTGGGATACAATGGATGGCGCTATGGCTATACTGTTTAGAGAGGTAAAAGATAGCAGTAATGGTAAATATACTATACAGCCTTATAACTCTGATAAACAGGTTAACCTAAAAAATATGCCTTTAGATGTGGCTTTAGGCGCTCTTTTTTTTTTGGAGAATTTAAACGAGGAGTTAATAAATCACATCAAAACTTATTTGTATCAGAACAAAGAGAACCAGACACCAGCGCAGAGGGAAGCCTTAACGAAAATTTTGGATGGTACTCAGCCTTTTACGCAATTAGTGGGGCAGATATAACAAAGTTTGAGGAGATAGAGAAATTAAATTTTAACCAGTGCTTAACGTTTTTAGATTTTGAGAAGCAAAAAAATACAATAGAACAAAACAAGATAAAAAATGCAAGGAAAAACAGAGTTAATTGATTCGTTATACGAGCGTTTGTTACTGGCTGATAACGAGGAGATAATTTTATCTGATGGCTTTGAGGAGGCTTTAATAGGTGTAAGCGCAAGTGAGCCAAAAGTAGCTATATATGATTTTTGGCGTGCTTTAGATTGTGTTATAAAGGCTGCACCAGAGTTAAATTTTGATGAGGCCTTGGATTGGCTGGAAAAGTTTTGTGCTTATAAAATTGAGAATAACGAGAGCGAGACTCCAATATTTATAAAAACGTTATGAATAATTATTTTAAAATAATAGATGATTTACAGGCTGCGGCTATAGCAGAGCCTTTTATAAATACTGTTACGCAAGGGGATATAACAGAGGTAGATTTAAATAAAAGTAGCATTTACCCAATATGCCACCTTATAGTAAATAACGTTAGCCTTACCTCAAATGTAGCAAACGTAGAGGTATCAATTATTTTAATGGATGTCCTAGACTTCTCAAAAGAAGCTAGCTCTAGCGATATACGAGGGAATAACAATGAGATGGATGTACTTAACACCCAGCTAGCAGTAGCTGGCAGGCTACAGGCTTTGCTATTAAGAGCTACACCATACATAAACAGTTACCAGGTAGATACGCCTTTTAATTGTGAGCCTTTTACTGATAGGTTTGAGAACGATGTAGCAGGCTGGACAGTAAGTTTTACAGCTACTATGCCTAACAACTCTACAAAATGCTAATGGATTTAAAGGAGCTTAGACAGGTATTAAACACTTTTGGCATGGCAGTTATAGCACGCTCAAAAAAAAAGCTTAAAAGCGGGCCGCTTGCTGACTCATTAGAGGCTAAAATAAAGCAAAACAAAAACAGTATTACATTAACTTTTTTAATGGAAGAGTACGGATTATATAGGGATTTAGGTGTGCAAGGGAAAGACCCTAGCAAGCTTCCGCCCAAAGCAAGGAAACACAAAAAACAGCAAGCACCTTTAAGCCCTTATAAATTTGGCCGCAGTAATAGAATGCCTAAAAAAGGCAGCAAAGGGGAACTTTATAAAGCGATAGATAGGTGGGTAGTAAATAAAGGATTAAAAGGCACACGCAATAAGCTAGGCCAATTTACTAAACGCAAAAGCCTAGTTTTTTTAATATCCCGCAGCATTTATTTTAGTGG